CCCCATATCCACCCCGTCACCCCATCGCGTTTTGTCGGTCGGCCTTTTTGCCGAAATCTTCCGTAGGGCCGTTTCTTTCACACCCAAAAGAAAAGGGAAAGCCCCCTATGGAGCCAGTCACCTTGGACGTTATGGCCATTATCGAGCGGCTCGGGTCCTTTGGTTTCATGGTGCTTGCGGCGTTTTGGCTTGCGAAAAACGTTGTGACACCGCTGGTCAATTCCCACACCGGCCTGATCGAGCAATTACGGAAGTCCGACATCACGACCAGCGCCACCTTGGAAACGATGGCGGACGCGCAGAACCAGCAAGGCAATGTCCTGTCGCAACAAGCGGAAGTCCTCGTGCAGCAAGCCAAGTCGCTCGAGCAAATGACGGAAACGCAGCGGGAGATATCGAGGATCCTCGAAACGCTGCAAACACGCTAGAGACACCTTAGACGTTTTTTTTGTTCCATCAAAGTAAAGGAGCTTCCGCAATGACTTTTACCTACCCAACGCCGGAACAAGGACTCGAAGCCGGCAAAGAACTGGTCAAGATCGTCCTCGCCAAAGAGGTCGGCGAGCGCAAGGCGGAGGTCGTCAAGGACGCCTACGTCGTTCTCGGCGCTGGCGCTGACGTGCTGCTCGGAGATCCCGATGGTCCGCATGTAATCGGTGCTGCCAGCAGCGTTCCCGTGACGCTCGAAGGCAAAGCCGAGAACCTCAAGGAGATTCTCTTCCCGGAAGAGGGTACTTCCGAGGTCCAAGGACCGCTTGTGTGGAAGCTGCTGATCGACCTGGCACTGGCAGCCTTCGAACGGTTCGTCGTTCGCTAAAGGAACCATGTCATGCCGGACAAGGGCGGTATCGAGCTCGGTCAACTCCTGTTCGATATCGCCATCTTGCTGGCGTTCTGCTCGGTGGTGGCATACCTGGTCTTGTCGCGAGGTTAATGGTCCCATGAAGATGTTCCGCTTCTGGCTCTACTGCTTCCTGGCTCTATTCTCTGGATGCGCGGTTGTTCCCGCATTTTCTCTGGACGTGAAGATTGAGGGCCCAACGGAAGCAGCGCCAGGCGACTTGGTCGTCCTGACGGCGAAAGCCGATGGCGCCAAGAATTACTCGTGGATGCTCGCCAATAGCGATAAGACCTATCTGCCGGTCGAAGGCGGATTGCGAGCGATCTTCTCTAGCGGCCTCAAGCCTGGAGAGAAAGCGGCGACCTACATCTTCGTCCTGGCCGCATCAGATGAATCGTCGCTGGGGACCCATAAGCACGTATTGACGATCAAGTATCCTGGCCCGTCTCCAGATCCAGAACCGGGGCCAACGCCAGACCCGGATCCAGAGCCGGAGCCACTTCCGCCGGCACCGATTCCGGGTGACGGGCTCCGCGTGCTGATCGTCTACGAGTCCGGCGAGATGACCAAGTACCCGATCGAGACGCAGGTCATTCTCGCGGGCGCGGACGTCAGGGAGTTTCTCAACAAGAACTGTGTCGCGGAAGATATCGGCAACGGGAAGAAGCAGCCCGGCTACCGGATCTACGACCAGGATCTCAATATCGGTGGCGATCTCGAAATCTGGAAGCAGGCGATGACACGCGACCGCAAGGAGCTGCCCTGGGTGGTGATCTCCAACGGCAAGACGGGCTACGAAGGACCGCTTCCGAAGGGTCCGACGGAGTTCCTTGAGTTGTGCAAACAATACCTGCCCAAGTAAGGACCAAGTAATGGCGAGCCTCATTTACCCGAAGGAAATGATCATCGACGATGCTTACGAAGTGAAGCATCGCGACAGCCTCATGGGCCAGGCCCGCGGCTACGATCCCGACAGCGTCGATCCCTCGATCTACGGGATGATGGCGCCACCCACTGAGATCCCGCTCATCCCGAGGAGCGAGTGGTCCGAGCGAATCAAGGAGAAGGAAGCGACCAAGAGTAACCTCTCGGACATCCTTCTTCGTGCGGGCATCCCGTCGACGGATCAGAATGGCCACGGCTACTGCTGGGCCTACTCGACGGTGGGATGCGTCCAGACGATCCGGGCGTTCAACAATCAGCCGCACATCCCACTGAACCCGCATTCCGTTGCCGCGACCATCAAGCGTGGTGCCGACCAGGGTGGCTGGTGCGGTCTCTCCGCCCGATTCCTGATGGAACGCGGCGTGGCGCCAATGGGGAGCGGAGACGGTGAGTGGCCCGAACACTCGCGCGACTTTAATCGCTACGAGCCGCGATGCCGCGAGCGGATGACGCAATTCCTCGTCACTGAGGGCTGGATCGATCTTCGCCTGGCGGACTACGACCAGGAGATGACCTTCGACATGGTGATCTCCTGTCTGCTATCGAACATCCCCTGCGCCCTCGATTTCAACTGGTGGGGTCACTCGGTCAAGGGATGTGACGCCGTCGACCTCGGCCGCAACCAATACGGCATCCGCATCCGCAATTCGTGGACGGATAGTTGGGGTGACAAGGGCTTCTCGGTCCTGACCGGTTCGAAGGCGATCCCGAACGGCGCCGTCGGCCTGCGGGTCACGGGTGCGGTGGCCGCGTAACGGAAGTGTTCTTTTCTCCGAAGGAGTGTTCGAATGATTACGTTCATTGTCATGGTGCTGGCAGCAGGCGATCTGCCCCCGCAGGCCCCTCCGGTCGATCCGCGGTTCACGACGAAAATCGTGAAGCCTGAGCCGCTGGCCAACGTTACGGAAGTGTGCAGTTGCGGAGCTGACTGCGTCTGCGAGGACATCTCCAACTGCGCGAGCGGTGAGTGCCTCAACGGCAACTGCCACCCCAATGCCACCTACACCTTCACCGGGTCTATGGCCTCGGGGCCAGGAGTTCCGGTCCTCGCCGACAGTCCCTGCCTCAACGGCAAGTGCAGCGTGAAGACCAAGCAAAAGACGCGCACCGTTACGACGATCAAGGAGCCTGCCCCTGAAGTCGTCGAAGGGTACTGGGAAACGACATCGTTCTACACAGAGCGTCCGGTGCGCCGGGGACTCTTCGGGCGGGCGAGGTCGTGCAAGAACGGCAAGTGCCGGTGAGGTACCTCCTTCACTTGGCATGGGCTTTAGTCAAACGGTATTGGAAAGGATCACGTCGATGACCAGATTCGTAATTGCGGCATTGTGCCTTTTGTTGACATCCAGCGTGCAGGCAGGCTTCCCGTTCGATCCCGATGGCGCTGGCGCCAAGCCGACGTTCCAGGTCGGTGCGATCGATTTCGTCGTTGGTAATTCGCTGTCGAAGGGCGTGATGGCCGGCGAGCAGTGGACGCTCTACTACCAGGCGTCGGTTGGGTCGCTGGCCGACGAGCAGGGATCTCCGATCCCCAACGACGGCCCCGCAGGTACCGGCCTCAATGTCGATCACGAGATCACGGTCGTGCTCGGCATTAGCGTCCGGACGACCGCCGCGGCGCCTTTCCTCAACTTCGCACTACAGCCTGGCGGCACCAACTTTATCCGGATCTACCACGACACCAAGGTGAACGCGAATCCCTTGGAAGGGACCGGCTACGACGACGGGACGCTGATTCTCGAATCGCATGCCACCGACAGTCTCGAAGGGGCGTCGATGGTCTTCGGCCGTCCGGTGAATCTCGATAGTTTCGGCGGATCAAATCAATGGCCGGGAGTCCGAAGCCTCTCATCGGTCGGCGCGCTGCAGGCTTCGAGCGTTGTGTCCAGCTTCAATCGCTCGTTCTTCCTGGTCAACAACATCAGCCGGATCAACATCAACAGCTCGCAGGCAGCACCCTACCGGCAGACGAAGCCGTCGAAGCGGTTCCTGGACGTCGTTCCGGCAGTCGGCAGCGTCAACCTGCAGAGCGGTCCAGACGTGTTGATCCAGGCGGACGCCAACGCATCCTTCGTCGTGGAGTAAAGCGTTGAGCGTCGACCTGTCTCTCTTTGGTGGACACATTCCCGGCAAGCCGCTGCGTCTGTACCTGACGCGGCGGGCCAACGGCAAGCACATGTTCACCGCGATGCCTCCCGAGCAAACGGAGACGTGTCTGTCCCACAAGCCCGAGGTGTGGCCGAAGCCTGGCGACGAATGGTTCACCGAGCTCTGTAATGGCGCGGCGATGCGGATGCTGGGGAGAGAGATCGAGGTCATGGAGTCACGCAAGGGTCGCCTCGTGTGGATCGAGGACCCATGACATCCGCGGGCCTGGCTCCCCCGGCCCGGTTGTCGGCTTGGTAGGGGGGGCCAGCCGTGGCTATTTCGCACGGTGATGGCATCCTGTGGGGCTTTTACTTCGTCGTCGTCATTGTGATGGCGCTGGGAACCATCAAGTCGATGGATCAGGAACCAGAGCTGACCGAGGAAGACCTGCAGTGGATCCGGTGGTGCGATTACCGGGCACAGATCGAAAGGCAAATCAAGCCGAAGCGGAAGAAGCGACGGCGGTGAACCGGGATGGAGCAGTGGTAGCTCGCTTGGCTCATAACCAAGAGGCCGTGGGTTCAAGTCCCACTCCCGGAACTTCTCTCTTTTGAAAGGATGGTTTATGCGAGTCGAAGTATTGCGAGACCTGGCCAACAACTTCTCTTGCCGCGTCGAAGAGATCTACGCGGCCTCGATGTCGTCCGATCCCGAGGACATGATCAAAGCCCAAGCGGCCGCCATCGGAACCCTGCAGAAGATCGGCGAAGAACTGACCCGCGTCGAAGGCACGCCGCGCGAGGTGCTGCCTGGCGAGGACGGCTACGACGCCTCCATTGGCGCCGACCTCAGTGCTAAGGATGTCCCGGAGGAAACCCCGGAGGCTCCGGCAGAGTTCGACCGCGAAAGCGCCGTCCATTAAGCCGGTGAACGATCCAACAAATTTGGATGGTTGATCCATGGACAAGGACTTGGAGCTCAAGGCGTGGAAGGATGCGGCGGTCGAACTGTTCGTGCTGCTCGACCAGATCCACCGCGAGGCGGATCGGACCCGCGGGGACGACATCCTCTTCCGGGTTCGTGCCGAAGCTATCGCCGCCCGCAGGCACCAGGTCCTAAACGACGACAACTCCACGATCGAGTTGTCGTCTAAGAAGCAGCGTGAGGCGTTAAGTGGGCCGCAAAGCTAGGCCGAAAGAGCAGAAGCTCACCGGTGCCGTTTTCAGAAATGCCCTCCTGTCGATAGACAAGGAGGGCAATGTCATTGCTGAGATCGACTCCAAGCACATGGGCCGGGCTATCCTGTCCGAGTTCAAAGGGGTTCGCGGCCTGGCCCACTGCCTGCGTTGCCTGCTCGAGGCGGACGACATCTCTCCCATGGTCCGCTTCAACATCCTCAAGCTGGCGGTATCCGTGGTCGAGCGGATGGGCGAGACGCACGAGCGTGTCGAGCTAGCCAAGCTGTCGCTCGACGAGCTGAAGAACCAGCGGCAGGAGCTGATCGACGGGATACTGCATCGGTTCGGAGAAAGCCACGTATCGTCGACTCAGATCCGCATGCTCAAAGACACCCTGGGAATCGACCTCCCGGAACCACCACCCCCTCCCCCGCCACCAAAGCCCGCGGAGGAAGACCCGATCGACGTCGAGGTCCGAGAACTGTTGGCGCCGCTAGAGGAAGAAAATGCCACGCAGCCGCAAGGGTGACATCCACGCGAAGCTCCGGAACATCAAGATCCCGGACGAACTGCGCGACGATGTCGAGGCAATCCTCGACGCGGACGACGAGCAGACGGTCTATGTCGACGACGCGGGCAACAAGCACGTCGCCTTCGACAACTCGTTCGGTGACCTGGTGCTGCAAAGCAGCCTGCGTGAGCTCAGCGAGTATATGGCGGAGATCGCCGATCGCGAGCTGGAGTCGCTTCGACTCTTCGTGCCGATGAAGAAGCAGAAGCAGTTCCTGGAAGCGAAGAACTTCGTCCGTCTCCTCTTGGGTGGTAACCGTTCCGGCAAAACGATCACCACCCACTACGAGATGGCCCGAATCCTCACCAACGCCAAGAAGAACTTCCGCAAGACCGGCGAGATGTACCTGGTCGGCAAGGACCTGGCTCACATTGGTGCTGTCTGCTGGAAGAAGCTGACCGCCTACGGTCCGTTCTTTATCATCCGCGACCCCGAGACCAACGCCTGGCGTCCGTACCTGCCCAACAACAAGTGGGACGTCGAGAACAAGCATTTGCGCCGTCCAGCTCCACCGCTGATCCCGAAGCGGTTCTACGATGACACCGACATCGACTGGGAGGAGCGCAAGAGCCGCATTCCGAAGGGATGTACCTTCCACTCCTTCGACGCAGGCCAGGAGCAGATCTGGCACCTCACCTGCCTGTCGTCGAAGGCCAGCCCACGCCAGGGTTTCGATATCGACGTCGGTGTGTTCGACGAGGAAATCATCGGCGACGAGTGGTTCGAGGAAATGGTCCGTGGTCTGACCGACCGCGAGGGGATCTTCATTTGGGGAGCGACGGCGCAGCACTCGACCCGCAAGCTGTGGGAACTCTACGAGAAGGCGACCAAGCCATCCAAGCGTGATCCGGACTACTTCGCGATCGTGCTCAACTCGATGCACAACGAGTTCATCGGTAAGCGGGAAATGCAGCGGTTCGCTAACACGCTGAGCGCGGCGCAACGCCGGGTCCGCATCGAGGGTGGCTTTGCCATCAACAACCTGCAGGTCTACCCCGACTTCGACCCGGAGGGAGCCCACGGCGTTGCGGCCCACGAGATCCCGCAGGACTGGACGATCTACGTCGCGGTCGACCCTGGCCGGCAACGCCTGGCAGCACTCTTCGTCGCAGTTCCGCCCGATGACGTTCCCAAGGATCAGCGATTCATCGAGGCGTTCGCGGAGCTCTACATCGAGCGCGGGACGCCCGACAAGTTCGGCCGCGGCATGAAGCGGATCCTGGGCGACCGCATCCCGGAAGCCATCATTATCGACCACCAGATGGGACGGCAGGGGTCGATGGTCACCGGGGAGTCGGTCGAGTGGCACTACGCCCAGGCGCTCAAGAAGTTCAAGGTGCGTGCCCGCAGAACTGGGTACGGATTTCAGTGGGGATCGACGGATATCGCCGGACGCGAGAACAGCCTGCATCAGTGGCTGCGGATCCGCGGCAGCGGACAGCCTCGGTTCAAGGTCCATAAGGGCCGGTGCCCTTCGTTCTGCGAAGAGATGCCGCATCAGATCTACGACAAGAACAAGGACGGCAAGTCGGTTCGCGTCGACAAGGATAACCACCTGGTCACCTGCGCGGAGTACCTCGCCGCAGCGAAGATCCGGTGGATGAAGCCAGAAGCAAAAAAGAAGGCGGCCTCGCCTCTGGTCGCCATCAAGGAGCGGATGGACAAGTTTTTCTCCAAGAGCGACAAGATGCCGTCTCAAGGAGTTCTAGGCCCGCGTGGAGACTCGCGGAAAAGAGCAAGGAGATAGTTCGATGGCGAAGGCTAAGACCGAATTGTTACCGGAAGAGAAGATGCCTCCGACTGAGGAGCCGGGCATGAGCGCAGACGCGGTCGCGTTCGTGATGCCAGAGGTGGAGATCGGCGACATCGTCGAGTTCCGTTACCTGGCCAACGATACGCCAAGCCCGGCGCACGTGATCAGCATCTATCGCAATTCGTTGGACCTGGCGATCGTCAAAGCAAATGGCGCGGCCGTCTTCCGTGAAGCGGTTCGCCATGTCGACGATCCAGACCTGAAGACCAATCCGACGGTCCGCAAGCAGGGGATGTGGAAGCATACCCAGCGGACGCAGAAGCTGATCGAGCTACTGAAACTGTTCCCGCCCGAAGAGGACGCCAAGCAAGAGGAAAGCCTGCTGCCGGCTGAGTAACTCTTCGAAGATTTCGAATAGTTCATTGAGAGAGGAGAGTCAGCGATGCCAATGTCCAGAAGCTTCGAGACTGGGTCCGGTCTATTCAAGGGCCTCGTCGATCTATGGACGGCACACATCAAGATCGCTTGCGAGCACAAGCAGGAGGTGTGGGGCCAGTACGCTGACGAATGCTGGGACTTCTACGACGGAGACTACGCGCACGTCTTCGACGATATGTCCGTCAAAGAGAGCCGGTTCTTCTCGGGAGACCAGGAAGCACCGATCCCGAAGATGACCTTCAAGCCGGTCATCAACAAGGCGGCAGAGTTCGAGCAATTGTACGCTCCGATGATTTACCAGAAGAACCCGGTGCCGATCATCCGTCCTCGCGAGATCGCGCCGATCGATCCGGCAAACCTCGGAGCAAGCAACATCATGATCATGCAGATGCTGGAAATGGAGAGCCAGCAGCGGCGGGCGCAGATGGAGCTCCGCGGCAAGCTGATGGAGAGCTACATCAAGTATTCCGCGGATGAGCTCGACATGCGTGGCAATACGCGGCTCACCCTGACGGAGGGCCTGGTCAAAGGTCGCGGCGTCATGTGGTTTGAGATCTACCAAGGTCCGAGCCAGCAGCAGCGGATCGCGGGCGCGTTCTTCGATTCCGTGGACAACCTGATCATTGACCCGGATGCAACGCAGTTCATGGGGGCAAGCTGGATCGCTCGCAAGCGGGTCATGCCGTGGTGGTCGGTCGAGAAGCGGTTCGGCCTGCCGTACAAATCCATGAAGAAGTACGCGAAGGCAGAGAGCTACAACCAGCGAGCCAAAGGAACGCGGGACACGTTCAACAAAACTCGCCGCAAGATGGGCGATACCTGCGACATGGTGACCTGGTGGGAAGTGTACTCCAAGATGGGTGTCGGCGATCGGTTCAAGGGTCCCCTTTCGGATTCGTATGACGAGTTCGCGGAGACCTACGCCTCCGACTATGTCTACCTGGCGGTCTGCGAAGGTTGCCCGTTCTTCCTCAACCTGCCGGAGGAGGTCATCAGTGCGGGACCGATGCTGACGCAGGACATCGCCGACCGTCTCGCCTGGCCGATTCCGTACTGGGGCGACGGTGGTTGGCCCTGCGAGGTCCTGGACTTCCACCCGCACCCGACGATGGCTTGGCCGACGCCGCACATGAAGCCGGCGCTCGGCGAACTGTACTGGCTGCAGTGGTGCGCGTCGTTCCTGATGGAGCACTCCGTCAAGTCGGCACGGCAGTTTATCGCTGTGGCTGAGGATTCGCATGAGCTGCTCAGCAAGGCACTCGAGAAGGGCATGAACTGGGACGTCATCCCGATCCCGAATCTGAACGGGAAGTCGATCAATGATTACGTTCAGTGGCTCAAGAGTCCAGACATCTCCAGCGAACTCATCAAGATCTACAACCTGGTGAGCGCCGCCTTCGACAAACGGACCGGCCTATTGGATCTCGCTTACGGACAGACGGAGAACCAGCTCCGCAGCGCCCAAGAGGCGAACATCAAGAGCGAGGCGATGAATGTGCGGCCGAACGACATGGCGGAGAAGATGGAGAACTTCATGAAGAAGGTCCATAAGGGGATCGCGATGGCGGCCCGGTGGTTCCTGGTTCCGCAAGTCGACATCGCTCCGGTCATGGGCCAGTACCACGCCATGCTGTGGGAGCAACTGATCTACTCGGCGGACATCGAGACGGTCGTCCGCGAGCTCGACTACACGATCGAGAGCGGTAGTGCCCGCAAGCCGAACCTGGCCCGCGAGCAGGATCAGGCAACGCAGGCGCTGCAGATCATCCTGCCGATCGCGCAGACGATCTATGCACAGACGGGAGATCCGCAACTGATCAACGCCGTGCTGGGTCATTGGGCACGGTCGCAAGAGATCGACCAGAGTCGTTTTGTGGTTCCGCCGGGGATTTCCCCGCAGATGATGCTCGGTGCAGGAGCGGGGATGCCGCCGGCGGCCTAGAGAGGAGTGAGGGATGAGCGACAACCTGTCCTGCCTCGCAGGGGTCGATGACGCGATCACACGTCGTTACCTAATCAGCGTCGTCATCCGGGAAGCGGTCGCCCGAGCGCTAACCGACGAAGAACAGATCGACAAGGTCACAAACCAGGTATTCCCGGTGGTGGCCGATCTGTTCGACCGGACCCGCGATGAGTTCGATGCGGCAATGGACCGGGTCGACGCCGTGATCAATAGGGTCAATGCTCGTATCGAGCGACTGACCAAGGAGGCAAAATGAGCACCTACGAAATCATCTCCGACAACCCGCAGATCCAGGCGGAGTACGAAGCCATGCGTGCCAACGGTGAGTCACACCGGATGGCCGAGATGCTGGCGCTCCAGCAGATGCCGTTCGGTCACGACGAGAACCGTCTCCTGATGGAAGGGAACGAGTCGGGCAAGTTCTTCAGTCACCAGTTAAACGACTGGGTCTCCGACGCCAGCGACGTTCGCTATATCGCCGAACGAGACAAGCTCAACGTGCGGAACATCGTGGATATCGAGCAGCCCGAGAGGCCGCCGATGGAGTCCATTCCGATCGCCGAGGACATCGTCGACGAAGAGGTGGAGCTGGCCATCGCGATCGACCCAGGAAAGGCCACCAAGCGAGAACAACTCCGAGAGGAAATAAAAGACAGGTTGACACCTGATTACAAAAAAACCTAGAATTTCCGGCGAGCAGGGTGGACCGACGGGTCCTGGGCTTTTGAAGAGAGGAGCCTTTCCTGCTCGCCGGATAACTCTCTTCGCAATCCTCTCTTCACTGGTCCCTCTCTTCAAGGGTGCATTTCGCACCTTTCTTTACCTTTACCCAATGCCTTTCTCTTCAGGCAAACCTTCCGCAAAGGTTCTGCACTGTGCCACTATCTACCACCTTTTGGACCACTCCTGATCGTTTTGTGCTCTTGGAAGAGGACGATGGTGCGAATGTGTCGGGCGGTACCGCCACCCTGGACGACACCAGCAATGGACCGGAAGGTCCCGAGCTTTTCCAGGTCGGTGACGATGGCCAGCCGATCGAGACGCCGAGCACGCCCATCCCGACGCCATCGTCGGGGCCGCAGCCGCAAGAGACGCCGGTAGCGGAGAGCCTGGTTCCCGGCCAGCAACAGCAGCCGGTACCGCAAGAACCACAACGTCCGCACATCTCAGATCTGCTTCGCCAGACGGGCCTCAATGAGGACGAGGAAACCTTCTTCCAACGCGGCCTAATGGCGCGGCAACAGCTCTACCAGAACCGCGATCAGCTCGCGATGCTGCAGCAGTACGGCGGGGAGTTCCAGGAGTTCCTCAAGGCGAAGCAAGAGGAAGCGCAGCGGCAGAAGGAAGCCGAGCGCGCCGCCCGCTGGTCGGGAGATCCGATCGACTGGGACGACTCTCTCATGCAGTATTTCCGCCAGGACGAGACCGGGAACCTGGTTCCCGTCCATGGCGCTCCAGCCAACCTGGTCGAGCGTTACAACAACTCCCGCATGGAGGAGGCAAAGCGTCTCCGCCAGTTCGCGCGTGACCCGGACGGCTATCTGGCTCCCGCGAAGGAATTGTGGAAGAAGGAGATCCTGGACGAAGTTCGCCAAATGGTGACGCAGGATCTTCTCACGCCTCGCGATCACGAGTTCGCGGCAACGCAGATCGTGCAAGAGCTGGCGCCGCACATGGCGACCGTCGACCCGGCAACGGGCAAGCGGGTCGCTACCGTGTTCGGTCAGCGTTACTACGACCTGGCGAACGACTTCGTCAACCGTTTCGGCGTCAGCGATCCCCGCCAGATCCACCAACTCGTTCTCGATCAGATCCAACGCGAGCACGCCTTTTACAGCCAGTACGCTCCCGCGCTGTGGGGAGGAGGCCAGCAACCGGCCGCACCGGCTGCGCCCGGAGGTGTCGCTCCGGTCCAGGCTCCGGCCACGTCGGCCGCGCAGAGCCAGGCAGCGAAAGATCGTTACGTGCAGAGCGCGGCCCGCGTGCCGAGCCAGGCTGGTGCGCTACACAACGGAGCCGATGGCGCCGGGAACACAGAGGAGGGTCTTGGACTCTTCGAGCGGCTCCAAAAGAGTCTAGCGGGTCTACCGCCGAGCGACTTCGAATAAGGTCGCTCGCAAGCAACAGTTCTTCCGCAACGTGTGTCGAGAGAGTTCACCGTCAGTTTTAAGGGGGCAATCCCATGCCAAGTTGGGTTGGAATCGTCCGGTCGACAATCGCGGATTACCTCCGCGAGGCTGAGCCGGCAGCGTTGCGGAATCGCGTGTTCTTCGGAATGCTCGAGAAGCTGGGCCGGATCAAGTACAACTGCTCCGGCGATTATGTCGATTGGCCGATCAAGAAGAAGCGTGCGACCATGAGTCCTTACGAGGACTTTATGACCATGCAGTTCGGCCGTATGAATCGGCTCGAGCGGCCGATCCTCGACTGGCGTGGCTACACGGCGACGGAAGCGTTGTCCGAGATGGACAAGCTCAAGAACCGTGGACCGCAGGCGATCGTCAAGATCTTCAGCGAGATGACCGAGACCTTGATGGAGGACTGCGAGGAGTTCATCCACGGCGAGGTCTACACCGACGGCAACGCCTCGGGGAACGAGAACAAGTGGCATGGCCTGGAGTCGATCTTCGGCACCACAGGCTCGGTGCTCACAGGCAACTCCCGCGTGTTCAATCCCAGCGACACCTACGCGAACATCAGCACCAGCCTCGGCACCTTCGGTGGATCCTGGAGCTACGCACCAAGCACCACCAACGTTGAGTGGCCGAACGGCGCCGGCGACATCTCTTACGAAGCATGGTCACCCCTGGTGATCGATATCCGCTCCACCGCTTACGGGACGGGTGCGACGACCTGGAAGGGTAACTGCATGGCGGCGATGAGCTACGCCTGCACCAGTGGTTACCGCAATGCGGGCGATGACAAGAACAAGGTCTTCCTGCTCGACCGTGAGTGGTTGGGCGAGCTCAAGGACGAGTTGCGTCTCAAGGAGAAGATCGAGGTCACATCGACAGACACCCCGCTGCATAGCCTCGGCTTCCAGCGGCTGCGGTTCGACGGCTACGACGTGACGACCGAGTACGGTCTGCCGCGTTCGAGCTCCGCCAATGATACCAAGGTCGGGTACTTCCTCGATTTCTCGAAGATCGAGTTCATGTGCATGTACCCGAAGATGTTCGAAGTCAAGGGTCCGGAGTGGGATGTCCAACGCCAGGCGTACCTGCTCCTTATCAACAGCTTCGGAAATATGCGGTTTAAGAGCCCGCGGTACCAGACCAAGCTCATGGCTTCCTAACCAGGGAGCCTCCTGACTCATAGAGGGGTTTTCGTCAAATTTGTTTGGAGACTTGATCCATGGCAACTGACTTGCTTCATACCGTCAAGCGTGGCGAGACCCTCTATGAGGCAACGCCAAGCAGCACCCCTGGCAATATCGTCCTCGGTGACGTGGTTGAGTTCCGCGACACCGAGAACGGCACGCAGCGTCGGCTGCGGGCTCGCCTGGTCCGTAACGGCACCGGGAGCGACCTGACCAGTGTCGCCGGCCGGCCGTTCCGTTACGCGGCCAACGGCCATGGCCTCACGGTCGATGGCTACGCTAAGCTCGTCGGCAACAGCGACTTCGCCGGATGGGGCGATGCGATGTACGCCGGCAAGACCGTCAAAAGCAATGACGCTTTCTGGATCATTGAGCCGTCCCGCGAGCTCCCGAGTCCTTCGACTCTTGGCCCGCAGACAGACACGCTCAATGCGTTGGTCCAGGACTACCTGGCGCGTCGCGGCGGCGTGATTGAGATCTACGAGCAGTTCCTGGGCGGAAGCACTCTTCCGGTCAGCCTGGCGACCGTCGGCTCTGGCGGAACCACCTCTGTCCAGGATATCCAGGGCGGCATGCTTCGCTTTGCGGCGAACGCTGCCGACAACGCGACCTGGGGATTCGTTGGTGCCAACGAGTGCTTCCTGTTCTCGCCGCGATGTGCGATCGTTTACGAGACGCGCGTCCGTCCAGTCGCCACCACGGCGAACCAGAACTACGTCTTCGGTATGGTCAATGCCGCAGCGGCGGCGGTTCCGATTACCACATCGGGCGCACTGGTCGCCAACATGAGCGGCCTGTTCTTCTGGAAGGCGGAGGGCGGCTCCGTCTGGCGTGCGGTCCACCAGATCACCACGACGCTTCGGGAAGACACCGATTGCGGTGCCTTCACCAGCAACACCTGGGTCCATCTTCGCATCACATGGGTCCCGACTTCGGCGACGGCCGGCGTTGCGACCTTCGAGATCGACGGCACGGTGGTGTACACCACTCCCGAGACAACCTTCGATGCTTTGGCGACCGAGATGAAGTTGGTCAGCTACGTCCTGACGGCTGAAGCGACCGCGCACTACTTCGAGTGTGCTTACGTCTACGCTGCTCAGATCCGCCCGGCAGTCTAGTTGCTGCCAGGAGGTAATGTCACAAACGAGGAGGGTGTGCTCATGGCTCTCAATGACAACGGCAAGGCGGCAATTCGGCGACTGATTCCTTTCGGGGATATTGCCAACTCGATCATCACCAAGATCGATACGCCGCTGAGCACGTTCAACACGCATGAGCGCAACCTGCTCAGGAATACTTTCGGGTCTGAGACGGCCGCCGAGATCGAGGCGGCTGTCTTCTTTCCAGGTGCGTTGCAGGCACGGACCAACCGGATGTGCCAGATCCTGGCCGGCAACCAGGTGATCGGTCAGCACATCGCTACCGAGATCGGAAGCTAACCGCCATGGCAAACGGATACACGTCTCTTGTCGGCGCGATGCCAAACCCAAAGACCTTGGCGTGGTTCGACTGGTACCGCGAGCTTCTGGCTGCCCGGCAGCAGGAAGTGGAAGAGGCGGTATCCGGAAACACCGTCCTTTATTTCTCGACAACCGGAAACAACGCCAACCCCGGAACGCTAGCGTCCCCAAAGCAAACGCTCGCGCACGCACAGACCTTGATGGCCAGCAACACCACCTTCCTCTTTAAGTGCGGGGATGAGTGGGCGGAGACGGCGGGCCTGACCATCAATGGCTTGTCGAAGGTCAAGATCGGCACGTGGACGCCAAGTTCCTTTACGTCGGCGGCGCCTCCGCTCTTCAGTAACTTCACGGTTGCGGTGGCGGCGTCTGGTTGGACCGACAATACCGGCGTGGATGGTACATGGTATCGGTCGGTAGCGTCAGAAGTCGGCTGGGTTCGCGAAACGACCGTCAAAGATAAGCGGGCCAACTACCTTCGGAACTTCAACTCTGCGGCCGGAGCTGGGGGAAGTACTTACGCATGGCACTGGAACTCGGGCACGAGCCGCTTGCATATTCGCATGGCGAATGCAGCCGACGACCCCAACGCCTACACCTTTGAATACTCGCTGGCGTCGTCGTTCTCGGACGGCATTCTTGTCCAGGATTCCGACCTGGTCCTAATCGAAGGCATTCGGACGGACGGTTGGGGGGCACGACTCACAACGTCTTCGGATCGCTACGGCATCCGTCTGGCGGGCAACAGTGTCGCCGACTGCCGCGTAGTCGTCCGCGACTGCCAGGCGTTCTGTAATGGGACGCACAACTTCGGCAGCAACCAGGAGACGGTCAAGGCGATGTTCCTCCGCAATACGGCGGGTGGAGCCATCAACCAGTCCAGCGGGACAATCAGCGGGGACTCGACTCCTTTCGTCCATTACGCAAACTCGGTTGCTGGAACCGAAGGGATCTATGAGGGGAACACGATCGTAAACGGAGACTTGCCGACCACGTCGATCGCGGGCGGATACCGCTCAAACAACAACTCCTTCTACGCCCACGATGCTTCCAATACCACGCAATGGGATCTTCTCGTGTGGTCGAATAATACCGAGAAGATCGACACGACGCGGAGTAACTACATCTCGGTGTCCGGGCAGATCACGGTTGCCTCGGCATGTGCTCCGGGGACCGAAGGCGACGAGTCCACGTACCGAACGTTCTTTATCAATCATCGCCGGGACTTGCCACTGCCATGCCGGATCTCTTATCCGTCCAAGGTATGGCAGGCAAACCATCGCTATTTCGCGACCTTCCCTTCGGGGGATACCACCAACGTGCTGGCGCCAGGATCGGTCGCGAACGGGCACTGCGTCAACCTGATCCTCTACCTGCGGGATAACCAGAACAACCAACAGCGCGGCATCTTGCCTTCTGGGAGCAGTTCAAGTGGACAGGGCGGGAACCAGGTAAAACTCTGGCACTGCTCCTACTTGATCGACGGGCTCGGATCGAGTATCTCTCCGGGCCAGCAGTTCCATCTACAACAAGTCCCCGCGACGGCAGACCAGGCGCACGTCAAGAACTGCCTCTTCGTGCGGGTCGGCGACAAGGCGATCTGCAAGTACACCGGCAACGCCAGCGCCAACAATGTCACCGACACAAATGCGTTCTTTAACGCACGGTGGGACGCCAATGCGTTCGCCTCGTGGGACAATTCGACCAACCCAGTCAAACTGTCGGCGCCCCTGGATATCCAGCAGTCGATGGCCGGGGCCGAAGTGGTTGGTATCGGCTTAGCGCTGGGCCTGGAGTACGACAACGAGCTCAACCCGCGGCCCTTCGAGGATGGCGCCTTGCCGACGATTGGTGCGATCGAGGGAGCTCCGCTCGACCTGGATCCACCGGAAGCAGTCGCGGGTGGCAACCAGGCGATCCCGGACATCCTTCGCCGGCAGCTTCAGAACGTCTTCGGCAACACCGAGCTGGCGGCCGACTTCATCACGTACATGGTTAACCCGACGCTCATGTCCGCTTCGGAGTATGCGGCGGTCGAGACTCGGGTCATTAACGCGCTTCCTTAGAAGCGGGAGACTTCCGCAATGTCGATCCAGACACGAGTGATCCCGGTCAACTTCAATGGCGGAACGGCCTCGCAGATTGTGGAGGTCGGTCCCTACGTCTATGGCGCGCTCTGGCTGCCGACCGGATTCACGACCGCCAACCTCACGTTCCAACTCTCGCACGGCGCGGACGCCTCCTTTTTTCCTCTCGATGGAACGTCGGGATCGATCACCAGTGCGGCCGCTGAGAAAGTCTATGACGTCTCCGGGATGATCAAGTGTGCCAACGCACTGAAGATCATCTCCGCCAGCGCCCAGACGCTGACAGCCTACTTGATCCTCAAGGGATAGGAGGATCTCGTGCTGACCGCTGCCGATGTGACGCGCAATCTGCTCGACTTCGTCGGGTCGACTCCGGAAGGGTCGGCCCTTCGCGATGCGCGTCGCGCCATTCTCGATGCGTACACCGAGATCGCGGACGCTCATCCGTGGAACTACCTCAAGAGCGTCTGTCGTATCACAACGGTGGCGGCCTACCAGACCGGAACAGTCGTCTACGATCACACGGGAGGGTCCTCGGAGCGTCTGTTGACGTTGACGGGGGGTACCTTCCCGACTTGGGTTACCGAGGGGGATGTTGTTCGGATCGGCGAAGTCTCTTACGAGGTGGCCGCCCGTATCGACGGAACGAACCTGCAGCTCTCAGCCACCTTAAATCCCGGAGCGGACGTCGCCAGTTCGGCGTACTCGCTCTACCGGGACACCTATCTCTTGCCGGCGGATTTCCGGACGGGCAAGACACCGATCTTCGAAAGCGGCATCCAGGGCCTCAACTACGTGGATCCGCAAAGCTGGCTGTTCGGCCAGCGGGCCTGGGTCGGGCTGGGCCAACCGACCAGGTACACGATCGTTGGCTCGGCTTTTGATTTAGGAAGGCTGGTGATCAAGTTCAGTCCAGCCCCTGATCGCTCCGAGACGCTGGACTTTATCTACTATCGTCGTCCTCGGGCGCTGACGATCTTCGATCATGCGGAAGGATCGGTAGGCGTCACGTCCGGGGCGGCGACCCTCACAGGGAGCGCGACCAACTGGAACGACAACATGGTTGGCTCAGTGGTGCGTGTCTCTAGCTCGCGAACCAAAGAGCCGACCGACGCCGTCGGCGAGAATCCTTACGCTGTCGAGAGCCGGATCGCATCCTTCACCAGTTCCACCAGTATGGCAATGGAGAGCAATGCGTCGGTGACCTACAGCGACGTGAAGTACACGATATCCGATCCGATCGACCTGGAGGGGATGCTCCTGGTCGCGTTCCAGCGGATGGCGGAACGGAACATCGCCGTGTACCGCCGGCACGACGACAAGAACGCGATCGTCCAGATCGCAGAAATGGCGCTCTCGAAGGCCAGGGCTGCGGACAACCGAAGCATGGCAACCGTCAACGCGGGCGGCTACCGCGGCTATGCTGCGGGTGAGCCGCGATACCTTGAGGACCCGGTCTCGTGAACGAAAAGCAGCAGGCACTGCTCAATATCCTTCAGCGGGTCCGCAATCTGACACTGTCTGGGGATTACCAGACGATCGTGACATCGGTGCGGGTGGCCGAGGCCATCATGCGGATCGTCGAGGAGGAGCTCAATGCCAAGCCAGGAACAGAAGCCTCCAGCAATCCGGCAGAATGCGGACTTCCAGGGCCAGGTCTCGAACATGGACCCGGTGGACATACCGGTGGGAGCGGCGACGAAGCAGGTGAATGTGACCTGCCAGATTCCGGGAGTGCTGACGGTGCGGGGGGGGTACCGGAAGGTGACCTTCGATAACTAGGGGGAGAGTCGATGAGCTTCGCTGGGTACGTGCAACTCGATGCGACCTTCCGCGGCGTCCTCCTGACCAAGTTGGATGGTGCGATGACCGATGCCGATGCACTGCCGACCTACCGGATCTATGCTCCCTCGGGCGTGGCGATCGCGAGCGGAAGCTGCTCGTACCTCAAGAGCGGCTCGATCTCGACGGTGGAGAACACGACGCCGATCCGGGTAAACTTCACCGCCAACCATGGGCTGCAGACCGGCGAGCGGATCAATCCGTCCGGGGTGACTGGTGCGGTAGCGGCGACAGTCAACGGCCTCTCCTTCCTGGTGACGGTCATTGATCCCGATACGGTGGAACTGCAGTCGACGACGGCGGCAGGGACAGGGACCGGTGGATCGTGGCACCTGACCGGGCAGTACACGATGAGCCAGGCGGTGACGGAGGCGAACACCTTCGAGGTCAACGAGACCTACACCGTGATCTATGCCGCCCTGATCAGCGGAGAGCCGACGAGCGATGTCGATACCTTTAGCGTGGTGTAACGATGGCAGAAGCAAATGTCCTGACCTACCCGGCAGTCACCGCGGCGACGGAGCTCGAGACCTGGCGTCTGGAGTACGTCAATGCGACGACAGTGCAGCTTGGAAGACTGGGTGGAACGGGCACCAGCCAGCGTGGCATCATTACGATCGATGGAGCGACCCATATCTTCAGTTCCGCTCCGACGGGATCCAACAGTGGGATCGGGAACAATACGCCGGCCTATGTCTACGTCCGTGATGTCTCCGGCACGCTGACCTTCTCCTTCGAGAGCACGGCCCCCACGGTGCAGACGCCAGGAGCCTACGCGGTCAAGTCGGGGGATGCGACTCGGCGGTACGTGGGCAAGCTGCGGACCGATGCGTCCGGGCAGTTCACCGCTGACGCGGTCTGGAGTGCTCATCGGCGGTTCTTCGCGACGCAACGCCTGGTCAATGACCTCCGCCTCAGTTGCGACAACACGGACCCGGCTCCGCTGTCGGACCAGACGGCCAAGGATACGGTCTACCTGCTCGCGGATCGCGGCAACCGGATCAGCCTCTACAACACGACGTCGCTGGAGTGGGAGGATCTAACGATCTCGTCCGCCCTGTCGATCAATGTGGCGGGTGCCACTCCCAGCAAGAACTACGACATCTTCGCCTACGGAGAGAGCGGCAAGGTCCTGACAGATATCCTGGCGTGGAACACAGACACGGCGCGAGCGACCGCACTGACTCGGCAGGATGGCGTGTGGGTGCTGAGCGGCAACGCCTCCCGTCGCTACATCGGAACCATCCGGACTACGACCGATGCGCTCGGAAGAACAGAGGACTCCAACGCCAGACGCTTCGTCTACAACGAGTACAACCAGCGGTTCCGCAAGCTCTATGCGGCTGACACCGGTGGATCGCACACTTACAACGCCGCCAGTTACCGTGCATGGAATGGCGCGGCTACAGCAGGAACGAGTCAGGTGCTGCTGGTTGTTGGCAGTCCTGGTGGCCAGATGGTGCGGATCGATGGCGGTGGCTGGATCGCCTGCGGATCTGCCGGGAGCGACTACATCCTGGCCCTGGGGTACGATTCCACGAGCTCCTCTTATAGCGATTCTCGTTATGTCAACCGGGCGACGACCAACTTCCTTGAGGGGCACTTCCCGAACATCGTCGCCGTCACTACCGGCTATCACGCTTTGAATCTGCTGGAGTACGGCAACGCGAGTGCTGGCAACTTCCAGATCGGAACCTTAGTCGGAGGTCTGTGGGCATGACGACCAGGGCGCAAGAGATCACCTTACAGTTGATGGCGGCCAGCATTCCGATCGACGGTGTGTCGATCGATCAGCTCGGCGAAGGTCCCAACGTGACGATTCAGTTCCGTCCGGAGGCGACCAAGTCCCAGCAGGACCAGGCGAAGGTGATCGTCGACAACTTCAAGGCGGCACGGCCGCGGCGGAAGAAGGCCATCGCGGCCATCATGGCCGAGATCCTCAATCTTCCGACCGCGCAGGACCGCAACCGGGTGTATGCGTGGGCGGCAGCGGAGCTCCTGGCCGACAACCCGAAGGCCCTGCAAAAGCTCGGCATCGCGATCGACGGAGACGAGGAGGTATGAGGTGGACTATATCGGCAACTACCAGTACGGTGACCGCGTGCCGATCATGGTGCAGTTCAACAACCGCCGGGGTGCGCCTTTAGATCCCGTCTCGGCTCCGCTCTGTCACATCATCAAATGCTCCGACGGAACCACGGTCACCAGCTTCTATCTCCCCATCTGTGATCCGTCGAAGACCGACGGTCTCTTCCTGGGCGAGCTGTATCTCACGGACGTCTTCGCCACCGAGGACCATGTCGCGGTCATTGACGGGAACGTGGACGGCAAGAGCGTCGTCGTGATGCAGCGGTTCAAGATCCTGCCGGGAGGGGACGCGGCCGGCGAGGTGCAGGAGATGGGCTTCTGGAAACGTCCGGAGGCCAACGAGCTCATCATGCAGCTCGGCGGCGGCAGCCTGGTCAGCGGGCGGAACCCGTCGATCCCAACGCAGGAGTTCTAATGCCATGCCGATGACGATCGACACGGGACGCAACCATGAGTTCCCGGCGTCCATCCTTCCGGTCGACGACGACCTGGTCTTGATCGGGGATGGGATCAATGCGGTCAAGCAGTGGAACGGCAAGGACAGCGCCGTCACCACGGCCGGCGTCGAAGGACCCGAGACCGCCCTCGTGCTAGCGGACGGCGGGGCGGGAGCCATCACCACCACGAACGCTGTCGCTTACTGCCGGTTCGTCAAGCCAGGAGGTGGGGGCGAGATCTACTCGGATCTATCGCCCGTCTCCAACGCCCTCACGCTGAGCAGCCGGCAGATCGCCTACTCCGGCATCCCGGTCTCCACGGACCCCTATGTCACCAAGCGGCAGATCTTCCGCACGCTCTCGGGCGGCGGCGCCACGGTCTACCTCGATGTCGAGATCACTAACCTGACGACGACCACGGCGACCAGCAACAATACCGACGGGGCGATCAGCCTCCTCGAGGCCATCGTCATTCAGGATGAGGACGGCACCGATCTTTACAACGTCAACGGCGTGCCGCCTGACTACAAGACGGTCTTCACGAATCACCTGGGCCGGGTGCTGGCGGTCGGCGAGGCTATCTACAAGACGGGCCATGTTCAGGTAGCCAACGGATCGACGGCCGTTGTGGGGATCGGAACCAACTGGACGCAGGCGATGGCTGGCCGCTACCTCTATGTGGTCGGTGGCCTCAAGCCCTACCTGATCGCATCGGTCGGTTCCGCGTCCGGAGGACGACAGACCTTGACGCTGGGAGAGAACTACACCGGACCGAGCACGGTCTTCGGCCAGTACGCCATCCGGCCGGATCCAATCTACAAGCGAACGATCCACCCCAGCGAGCCGTTCAAGCCGCAGAGCTTCGACGTCACCAACGCCCTGGCGATCCAGGAGACGGGCGACGAGATCACGACCGTGATCAGCCAGGGGGCTTACGCCTACATCGTCGAGCAGAAGCACATCCATCGCCTGGCGTATGACGTCTCGCCGACCGTGGACGGAGCGGTCTTCCTGATGGTCCGCCGCGGCTGTGTCAACGACCGCTCCTGGACGATCGTCGGCGAGATGCTCTACATGCTCGATGAGCAAGGAGTCCATCGCTACGACGGCAACCGGCAGGCAGAACAGGTATCGGCGGCCATCCAGGACCTATGGCGGACGGATGGCTCTGGCTTCCGGATCAACTGGCGGGCCAACCGTTGGTTCCACTGCTCGCACTATCCGGCCCAGGAGGTCATCCGCTGGTGGGTGGCTCTCTCGGGCAACCGCTACCCCCGTCATGCGATCGCATACCATCACGGCATCGATCGCTGGTGGATCGAGGAGTACCGCTACCCGATCTGCTCCTCGGTGCAGGCACGCCTCAGCCTGCCGCGTGTGCTGGTCGGGACGAGGGATCAGTTGGTACTGGGGATCGATGTCGGTCCCTTGGACGGTGTCGATCCGACACGGGTCCCACGCTCGCGGGTTACCTCGGCGACACTCATGAGCCTCACCGACACGCTGGCGAACTTCGAGTCGGATGTCGTCGGGTGCCCGGTGGCGATCGTGCAGGGAACAGGGAAGGGGCAGATCCGGGACATCGTGTCCCACACGTCGACCAGGCTCAACCTGCGGAACCCATGGCGAACGCTGCCAGACACCACGAGCGTCTACCAGGTGGGCGGATTCCAGTGGCAGTGGTCAACCGGACAGATGCGTTGGGCTGGCGGCGAGGACAATGTCCGCTACCTGGAAGCGATCTACGATCCGTTGGTTTACGAGAACCGGATCTCGCTGGAGCTGTTCAATGACTTCGTCTCGACGCCGCTGACGTGGCGCAGTAGCCGCAATGACCAGGGCCTGGTGGTAGAGCGTGGAGCGACGTCGATCGATGTCGACATGACCTACCCCTTGGGCAGGGTGACGCAGCGTCTGGAAGACGGCCAGGACCGCTACGCGGAAGGGTACCGCTTCGTCAAGCTGCGGATGTCTGGATTCGCGGGTGTGGAGAAGGTGACCGTTCACGAGATCAACATCGCAGGAGCCGAGTAACATGGAGACTGCCGTCGCCAACTCGATCTTCGCGAAGTCCTACGTCGACCCCAACGACCTGGCGATGGAGCTCGTCCGCTTCTTCAATGGCGGCCTCAATCTCGGGACGCTCAATCTATCCTCGATCGATGGCCGCTACGCACGCCTGGAAGCCGACAACGAGTTCGTCGGGAACAACCAACTCCAGGGGAAGACGACTCTCTTTGGGGCGGCCGATACCGGCAACCTCTTGTCGATGACGCACGCGGGGACGGGATCAGGGGAGTCCAAGCGTGGGCTCTACCTGGAAGCGACCGCTGGGGCGGGGGCGGCGACGTTCAAGCGAAACTTGGGTAGTGGCGTTACCGATCATCTCGTTACAATGACCGAGAATGCGAGCGCGTTCAACGTGCTCAACATCTCTTCCGCCGGCAGTGCCAGTGCCGTTTATATCGCTCATACTGGCAGCGGGGGCTTTGGCCTAGAAGTCAACGCCCGCGGCATTCGGATCAACAACGGCGGGCTCACCATTTCCGCGGGTGGGCTGACGGTCACTGCAGGATCTTCGAGCTTTGGGGCGGCGGTCACCATTACGTCCGGCGGCCTGAATGTCACGTCGGGTGGTGCGTCGGTGACTGGCGGGCTCACCGTGACTTCCGCGGGACTGGCGGTCAATGCCGGCGGAGCGTCGATTACAGGAGGGTCGAGTTTCTCGTCGACCCTCAGTATCGGCGGCCTCTTGACGGCGTCGGCCGGGATCGCGGTGACCGGAAATATCTCCGGCGTGACGACGCTGACGGCGACGACGGTCAATGCGACGAACCTGACGGTGAGCGGAGCGACGATCAGTGTGAACGGGTTTACGTTTCAGACGAACCAGATCAACTACAAGGATCACTCGGACGTTAATCAGACAGCACGGGTTTTGGTGGTGTGACATGAATCAGTTAATGATGGCGTTGGAGGCAAAAGGGGCTGGCCGTGGCGACAAAGGCGGCAAGTCGGACCAGGGCGGCGGCTTGTCTTTAGGCGGGGGAGAGTCTCCGTTGGACGTGGAACAGAAGAAACTGTTCCAGTCCCCGTACAAAACCTGGTGGGACGGCGCCAAAGCCACCATCCGGGCCGTGAACGGTGATGGCGGCATCGCGTACATAGATGCGGCGGAAGGGAAAGACCCCTACGGATTCACCGCACGACTACGGCAATTGATGGGAGGATTCTGAGATGCCAGGACAAATATGGACAGATCCGAGGCTGGCGCAGATCAGCACCGAAGGGGGTATCCAGAAGCACATCGCTGGCGTGCAGGCCGAGACGGCGCTCAAGCAGGCGATGCTACAGAAGGAGGCGGCACAGATCGCCGCGGCTCCGCAAACCAAGATGGCCGACCTGGCCTCGCAGCGATTCGAGTTCAATCGCAACCTCCTCAAGGACACGCTTGGCCAGTTCGGCAACCTGTACGCGGCCGGGCAGCGTGGGACCGGAGGTCCTGCCGTCACCAAGGGTCCAAAGGTCGAGACTGGGCCGGTCTTCTCTCCGGAAGAGATGACGATGCAACAGAACCAGGTCCGGGATCGCTCCATGCAGCAGGCGGCCGGCGTCAAGAACCGTCTGGCCAGCCAGTTCGCGGGCCGTGGCCTGGCTGGGAACTCGCCGTTCGTCCGGAAGATCGGAGCGATGACCGAGAACCAGGGACGGATCGGCGGCGAGCGAGCGGCTTTGGACTTCTCGCGGCAGATGGCAACCGAGAACGCCCGTAACATGCTGGCGTCCCAGGAGCTCCAGCAGCAGGTGGAGAACCAATACCAGCAGAACCTGCTCAGCCGGTACGGGATCCAGCAGCAAGGGAACAATCAGCTGTTGGCTCTGCTCGGTAGCTTAATGGGAGGACTCTCGTCATGATCGGTTACCAGGAAGACCAGCAGCCCCAACGAAACGCCCTACAGAGCTTGCTTGGCGCTAGCTTTCAGCCGGTGAAGACAGGCATCCCGAATCTCTCTGGAGTGGAGGCGGACCCGGAGTACGACCAACCCCAGGAGACGAGCCCATGGGGGATGCCGATCGCCGGTAACCGGTTGACGGAGGTTCCAGGTAAAGGCTACGCCGACGCCTTTGGAGACTCACTGCAGAAGTCCAACCAGGCACAGAAGCATGGCCTCTTGGGGTACTACGGCAATGCGATTGCCGCGGTGATGCCGGCTGGTGCTGGGCTCGAGTTGGCTGAAAGCCTCAAGAATGCTGCCGCGAGCGGCGAGAAGATCCGGAACACGGGATCCGGGGAGAACTTCGACCACTATATCCTCCGCGTGCCACCTTGGGCCAAGGGGTTCTACGCCAATACCGGCGGGTCGAACACCTACGGCGGAAGTCACTTTGGGGAGGCTCCCACGGAGCCTTTCGTTCCAGCAGGATCTTCGAATGTTCCACTGAAGAACGCTGCCGGCCAGACTAGCGCAGAACAGACATATACTGATCTTGTCAAAAGAACCGCGCAAATAAAAATGGCAGAGAACAGCAAACTGAAGGAGGCGGACGGCAGCCCTAACCCTCTCTTGGCAAAAATCAAAGAAAATAGATTAGAACTCGTGAAAGGAATGATGCCAACAAGACCAACCAGAAGGGGAT